CAGTTTTTCCGCATCCACATGGACGGTTATCTTTTTACCTTTCTTGATGTCGATGTTTTCGGTATCGATGATTACTTCCAAATCGGTATCGGTAAATATCATCTTGTCTATCTCGGTGAATTGGCATACGAACAGTTCATTGCTTTTCCCGATCCGGCAAACAAGTACCGTGCTATCCAACCGAGGAATGAAGGCGAAGCCCTGCAAGTCGGGGTTCACCAGACCGCGAAGGCGCACGTCGAAATAATCCACCAGGTCATCACGTTTAATGGTACAGGTAAATTCTTCCTCGTTCACTTCGGTAACAGTCCCTTGGAACACCTGGTCGCCGCCATCGCCGAACCGTTGCTGAAACTTCCGGCGTAATTCTTCCATTTCCTTACTCATGCCTTGATACCTATTTCAACGGTGCGACGCCCTCCACCTGTCCCGAAAGACGTTTCCACACTTTCGATAAAGTAGTCGCCACTCCGTTCGTTATACACTTTGTCTTCGATGCTCGCCACCATGCCCGGAAGGGCGTAGGGAAGCAGGAAGGTTGTTATCTTGCCCCGGTAGCCGTCAAACGAATACCGTTTCAGTTCTTCCTGGGCAAGTGTTTTCAGTTCCGCCGCGTCTTTCACGTCGTAATAGTAAAAGGTGCGCGTTTCACCGCCGTCTTCGCCTAATTCGCCTTCTATTTTCGTGCCGTCCTTGTAATAGCATACAGCCTTTACTTTCAGTTTCACGTCCTCGGCCAACTGGTATTTCAATTCGTCGTCGCTGATCACGTTTTCCCGGAGCAGGTATTTCACCGTTTCGCCTTTCACGTCGTTAGCCTTACCGACATGGAGCTTCCGGTTTATGTCGAACCATGCCACAAGGCCATATTCCTTTTTCAGATAACCCAGAACCCAGCTGCCTGGCTTGTTATTTACAACGAAGTTCTTCAGCGTCAAGTCTACCACTTCGCCCATTTGGATTCCCGTTAGAATGGTGTTCAAACAGTCTTTAAGTGTTGTTTCCTTTTTCGAGAATACGCAGTTCAGGGAGCGCAGGCGATAATATTCGTCCTCGCATTCAATCTCAAGCGGGACTTTGTAATTAAGCCGTTTCACGTAACCGACAAATTCGGTGTTCAGGATTCCGTCGTACCCCAACTTGATTTCTACCTTATCACCAACCTTGATAGCCTGTGCTGTCTCGATATGCGTCGGCGGTTCCCCGGCATGTTTCAGCACAGCCGTCACCGGAACCTTGATTGTAGCGGTCGCCATCAGGTCGTACAGGCTTCGTTTCATTTTTACGTCGTGCACCGACTTAAAAGAAACCGAACCGATTTTTATCTCACAGCACAAAGCAAACATATCATTCCAGTATTAATTCAAAACTCCGGTCTGTTACCAGTTCCATCGTGAACACCTGCGCCGTCTCACAGCCTTTCATTTCGGCAAAGTCGATGCTTTTTATCACGACCTTATCCTCTTCGTCAAGGAATATATCAGTCAGGGCGCATTTGAGCGTAACCGATTCGTTGATGTTATACAAATCATTCAGGGAGTTGATCTGCTGGTCGGGAAAATCCACATCCAGGCAGACACCAGCGATGCGTATTTCGTAATCATCGACCGAAATCAACTCCTTGACCGTACCCTTGCGGCCGACCATTGCCGTTTCCACGATGCTTTTCTTTCCACGGATGGAAATGACAGCGTTCGGTATCTCGTACTCCGTCCCTTTATGCTCCAGCACGATTGGCATAAAATACCAGCGTCCCTGTGCGTCCTTCTTCCGGAGCGTGGAACCAAAGTCGGAACTGGTCTTTTCCGAAGCCTGTTCGCCGGGGTATTCGTAGCCGTCCGCCTTATATTTGCTAGGCGTGTCAGGAATAAAACCACCCGGATAAGGCAGCCCCTTATAACCGATCACGTTGAGCAGCATATCGCCCAGGTTGAACTGGCTAACCCGTTTAAACGTCTGGGCCACTTCTTTAACTGTGTATTTCGTTGCCATATCTTAACCTTCGCTTAATTCTTCCAATATTCCCAAAATTTCGGCGCGGATTGTTTCACAGCCTTTCTGGTCGGTATTGGCGACATGGATAACCACTTCATCGCATACCTTACCAATCTGGTACGTCCTACCGTTATTATTATAATTCCGACTATTGTCAGCGGTGAACGTGTTATTCGTTTCCCGGATATTCTCTATGTTATATGCGTCGGAGATATTCGGGGCCGGTATTTCATCCGCCACAGCCGGGCTTGCCGCCATCGCCAACGGAACCGCTACAGTTGCCGCCACTTTACGCATGGATTCAGGAAGCAATGACACTTCACGGGATTTTAGCTTTTGGGTAATGGCGGAATAAGCGGACGATTCACTGAGGTTGCCCGGCGTTTCGTTCAGGTCAAGCACCTTGCTTTTGCCGCTTGCCTTCTTCCCGGTCTCCAACGAAGCCAACAGCTTGTCAAAGTTCGGGCTTGCCATCGGGGTGGAAGTCGGTTGCAATGGGGTGGTTTCAGTCGGTTGTACCACAATCGGAGTTTGTTTATCCTCCCTGGATGCCGCCCAACTGTCCCGGCCAGCCTGTCTGCCTTTTTCCCAAGCGGTGGAATAATCGCCATTTTGGATTGTGCGGGTAATTATAGAAACCGGATTGGACGTTACAACGCCCTGGCTGATTTCTTTAAACCCCTGTTTGGCGGCTTCGGCCGCTTCGGAGAAATTCCCTTTTACCAACTGAACGATTGCCGTACCCACGCTGCCGATACCGGAAAGAATCTTTTGAAACGGGGCAACGATACTGTCGAACAGGGTCCGCCCGAACTCTTTTATCACCTCCCAAACACCGAGTACTACCATACGGAAGCCCTCGAATTTCTGCCAGCAAAGCGTAACAACACCAATCACGACTCCGATACCGGCGGCAATCCAACCAAGCGGCGAGGCCATAAACGCTGCGTTTAATGCTAACTGTGCAGCGGTCAAACCTCCCGTTACTGCTGTTTGAGTTATATCCAATACCTTTTTTATTCCACCGATTACGACAGCCCTTTGTGCCCAGGCATAGTTTACGGCCATCGCTGCCGTCAGGATTCCAAGCGTAGTCGTCAGCCCGATAATAACCGGGTTACCTTGCTGAATCAATGCGTACCAGCCGGAGAAGAAACCGATAACTGTATCCATCACGACTGAAACGCCGTCCAATACGCCACCGGCAACAGTCAGCCCCGCGCTAATCACTGGCAATATGATTTCGCCAACCTGCAAACCGACATTCTTAAACTGGTTCCACACTTCGGTCGCCTGTTGCACAGCATTTCGGGAATAACCAAGTGCGGCGGTGGTTTCTCCGGTAGAGTTTGCCACGTCGTTCATGGATTCCCGTAGTTTTTCAGTGTCGGACATCAATACAGAAAAAGCGGATTTGGCTTCTTTATCTACCAACCCGAACTGTTCCAGCAAGGAAGATTTCTGTTCGTCATTCAGCCCTCCCAATACGTTCTGCAGGTCGGTAAATATATCAACTACACTCCGGATCTTACCCGTATCGTCAAATACATCCACTCCGGCGGCAGAAAGTTTCTTCCGGACATCTACACGCCCCAATACAGAGAAAGCATTCTCCATCAATGTAGCAGCGCGTTCGGCCGACTGGCCTTTACCGGTCATATAGGCAAACGTACCGGCCACCTCTTTGTAAGTGATACCCAAATTGTCGGCACCTGCAATCAGGTTCGGCATATAGCGGGCGAAGTCGGCGAACTCGCCGGCTCCCACACGCTTGGCGGCGAAGAAGGTATCCAGCACTTCCTGCGCCGTTGTATTTTCCTTACCCACAATGGAAAGCGTTTGAGCTAACGCTGCGGATACAGTATCCAGGTCAGTAAATCCCGCCTTGCTGCCTTTCAGAGCAGCATCCAATATGGAAAGGGACAATTCAACGTCATTCACCTGCGAGTTGATTGCCTCGAAGCCGACCGGTACGACCTGAATGTCTGTTTTGTTGTCGGCAGCGATTTGCTTCAATCGCTTTTTCAGATCGTCCAGCCCGGCTTCGTCCAACTGGGCGGTGATATTCACCTTCGCCATGTTTTCGTCAAAGGTCATGCCGGCACTTCCTGCAAAGGTGGCGGCGGTTATGCCCGCAACTAATGGATTTTTCAGAAGGCTTGCACCTGGTATCGCGTCGAAGGCTTCCGATGCCCATTTTTTAAATTTACCTCCACCGGCGGCTGTCTCCAACTCGTTCAATTCGTTTGTAAGTCGGGAAATCTCACGGTTATACTCTTTTATGGCCGGAAGATTGTCAGCCGGTATCCATTCCTTCTCAGCCTGTAAAGCGTCTATCCGGGCTTTCAGTGAGCCGATGGTCTTTCCCGTGTCCTGGAATACGTCTTCCGCCGACCTGACTTTTTCCTGTACGCCGGAAAGGGCCGACCTCGTTTTCTCCGAGGTGGCCGTTATCCCTGCCAGTTTCGCGCTGATCTGGTCACGGAGCGAAAAGATGTATTCTATCTTGTTTGCCATAAATCACCCATGCTTTTAATAAAATCGTATTTTACCCATTCGGCCAAAGTAACCTGCAAACCCCATTCTTCGTCGCCTAGCGTTGCCGGGTCAATATGCAGGTAGGCCCGGATCAGGCTGTCCGCAAGCAGCAACCAGCCGGGCCTGTCGGCGATACCCGTCCGGCTTATAACTTTTTTAGCTCGGCTTCCTTCACTTCCACCAGTTCACCCAGCTTCGCCGATACGCCGAGGAATAAGGAATCGTCGATCTTAATTTCTTCGTCACCCGCCAGCCAGCAATTATTCAACAGAATTTCGTTATATTTCATCGGGTCGTTTTTTCCGACCACGGCAGCCGCGCTGAGTGCCTGGCGGCTGGGGCGTTTCAAATAGGCAACCTTGTCGCCGACTGTAACACAGAACACATCGCCCCATTTCTTTTTCCACGCTTCGATTTGTTCGGGGGTAATTGTCTTGTTGTTTTCTTTTTCGTTCATAGCTTAATACATTATAATAGTTATACCACATTATATTCTACATCACAGGCAATAAAAGGCAACGCGTGTTCTGAATACAGATCGCCTTCCTTAATGCTGTTTGGGGCCTCCGTAATGGAAGCATTTATAACCTTGTCTGTCTGTACTACTCCCGTTTCCGAAATATAGGAAACAATGACATCAAATTCCAGGTCGGTTACATCATCGTAGCCTTTCGCTTTTGCGGCCGCATGCATAGCAACCAGTTCAGACTGTAAAACAGTAATCGTTCCCTCATATTCTTTTTTGCCCATCTGTATGCCACGTGCCTTTTTACCTGTTGCATATAAGGCTTCTTTTGCTCGTTTGGATTTGTACTCAATGGCACGCAGCCCGGCCACAGGTTTGCCAAGCAATACCACATGTACGTCAATCCACGCATATTCTTTTGAATTAAAACTTG